TTCGAGGTAGGCGAACCGCTTGTTCACCACCACGAGCGCGGTGGTGGGGTTGGTCACCTCGCCGCCGAGCTTCGTCACCGCAGTGCCCGACCAACCGAGGTCGTCGCGCATACCCGTGGACACCACGAGCGGGATGCCGTCGTAGGTGCGCACGCGGAAGCCTGCAGCGATTTCCACCTCGTTGATGAACTGCTGCTGCGCCTGGAGCGCCGCGTTGAGCTTGCGGATGCCCTTGAACGAGCCGTAGATGACGAGGTCGGAACGGTTGCCCGCGCCGCGCACCACGTCGATGGTTTCGTCCAGCTTGGCGAGCGTCAGCGCGCCACCAGCGCCAGCGGAGGTCTGCGCCACCACCTGCCCAGCGACGGCGTTGACGAGCGTGAGCAGCCCGTTCATCATGTTGGCGTCGCCGCTGGCACCGCTGTCACCGATGAAGATGGCAGCTTCCAACGACTCGTTGAAGTCGTCGGCCTTCTGCATCATCTCTTCGGCGAGGATGTCGATGTAGCTGCGGCCACGGGCGCGCATCTTGCGGGTCACCTTGCCGCGCGTGGCGAGCGTGGCGTAGGTGAACGTCGCCTGCGCGTAGCTGCCCGTGCTCTCAACCACGGAGTCCGTGTCGGACACCCACACGTCGCTGACCGTCATGGTGGACGCGGTGCGGCGGTTGATGATGGCCGCCGAGCCGGAACCCGGCTTGCGGTCCATCGTGCCCAGCGCGCCGAACTCACGGATGGAGAGCTGCTGGATGATGCGGTTGGTGAAGTTCTGCACGAGCACGCTGCCCGCACCCGCCACGTTGATGGAGCGGGCGAAGGCTTCGCGCTTGGACGGGTCGAGGCCCGCCCACACAGTCGGGGTCGTGGACATGGGTATCAGCCCTCCATGCTGTCGGTGATGATGCCGTCAGCGAACGCTGCAGCGAGCAGGCTGCGCAGGTCAGCCTCCAGCTGGGCGCGCGTCTGCAGCGCGGTGGTGTCGCGGCGCTCGGCCTGCGAGCGGGCGATGGAGACGAGCGCCGAGCCGCCGCCGAGCGTGCGCTCCACGGTACGGATGAGCGCGCCGTGCCCGCCGACGTCGGTGTGGCGGTTGGCGTGCGGGCTGTGCGCCACACCCTGCCGCGAGGCGGCGGCGAGGGCGCGCGTGAGCTGCGCCTCCTTGGCCTCCAGCTGCGCGCGGAGCTGGGCGGCCTCGTCGGCCACCGGGGCGGTGTTGGTCGTGGCGGTCGGGGCGACGCGCTCCACCAGCTTGGACAGGACACCGTTCAGCTCGCCAATGGCGCGCTCAAGGTTGTCCATGCGCTGGGTGTCGGTCGCCGTGCTGCGGTTGTCAGTCATGGCGTTGTCCTCGCTGGAGGGTGGTTGCAGTGCTGCGCTTTCCACGGCGTCCGACTGGCTGGTGGCAGTAGAACCCTGCACGCCAGCGTTGTCAAGCGCCGTATCACCCGCGCGCAGCAGCTCGGGCGGTTCCTTGTCGAAGCGTTGGTACAGCGCGGTGATGCGCTCGTACACGTCAGCGCGGTCGCTGGCGGGGATATCCACACCGCCACGCGCACCGTTCAGAGCGCCCATCGCCGCAGCCACGCCACGGAACACGATGTGCAGCTCGCCGTTGACCATCTTGGCGAACGGCAGCTTGTAGCTGGCGCGGCGCTCGGGCGCAGCCGTGTCCATCCACAGGTGCGCCATGCCGTAGCGTTCCCAATCCGGCGGGTCGCCCAGCACCTCATTCGCGGTTTCGGTGTCCCAGCCCCAGGCGGTGTCCTCGGGTGCGAGCGGGAGGTCGGTGTTCCCGCTGACCGCACGCTCGGCGCTCTCCGCGTCGGCCTCCTCCTGCGTGGTGGGGGAGCTGCCGTGGTTGCCGCCTGCCATGATGTGGTCGATGGTGCCTTCCATGAAGGCATCGCACACGTACTCGTGCCCAGCGGAAAAGTTGAACTTGCTGCACCAGCCGTCGCGCGTGTAGTGCTCGCAGCGGTTGCACACCTCGGTCTGCACGTTGGACAGGCGGTAGTTCGGCGCGTCCATGAACGTACCGCGCTCGGCCTCGGACTTACCGCTGTCCATCGCCTCGCTATACGGCATGTTCGCGCCCGCCCCGTCGCTGTTGACACCAGCCTTGGCGTCGTCGAATGGCCCGCCTACAACCCACGCTGCACAGGTGCGCTTGGCGCTGCACTTGAAGTCGAAGGCTTCGCAGAAGCCAAACGCGCCCTCACGCTCTACATCGGCTGCATCCTGCCCGCCGATACCCTGCGTGATGCAGCCCTGCATGTTGGTCGTCGTGTTGAACAGCGAGCAGTTCCCGCAGACCATGCTGCGCGCCTCGGCTACGGTTGCCTGCCATGCCTTCGCCTTCTGCTCCCAGAAGTCGCCCGGCTTGTCGGGGTTAGCAGGCCCGTAACCAGCGCGGTCGATGGCGTGCTGCCTGTTGGTGAGGTTGGTAGGAATGTCCTGCGTAGCCACCGGGCAGCTGTAGCCAATGGCATCGCTACCCTCGGTTGCTTCGGCATCCTCGCCAGCCTCACCAGCCTCGTCCTCTACCTCGGTTTCGTTCTCGTGCTGGCACACGCTGATGTTGACGCTCATCCCGCGCGTGTCCATGCCCTGCACAGCACCACCAAGGTACGCAGGCGCACCCTCGGCACGCGCGGCGGCCATCGCAGCGCCAGTGCTGCGGGCCAGCCCAGCAATCCAGCTGTCGGGGTTGCTCGGTCGGCGCGTCACGGCCAGGTGGTCAAGCTCCACCGCCTTGATGTAGATGCGCTCGACCTCGTCGTTCTCGTTGGTTTCTACCTCGGCGTCGGTGAACCACCCGCCGATGGACATCCCCACCACCTGCCCGCGCTTGACCGCCTGCATCAGCTGCTGGCTGCGCGGGTGCTCGGGGTACAGCTCCACGCGCACCGCCAAGCGGTAGCCGTCGGCCTGCGCACCCGTGCCACCCTCGCGCACGATGGTGCCATGCTCCACGCGGGCCTCCACCGTGCGGCCCATCACCTGCTCCCACTCGTCGTCGTAGTGGCTGGGCACGTAGGGCACACCAGCGGCCATCTGCCTGGCCATGCTGTCCAGCGCCTCGCGCGTCATCTCGGTGCCGTGCCAGTCCACGCTCGTGCTGCTGGCATAGCCCTCCAGCAGCACCGGGCCGCTGGCGGTTTCCACGACGCCCGGCGCAGCCTCGCGCACAGCCGCGCCCGTGGCCTTGGGTGCCTCACGCACCACCTTCAGCCCACCGCCGAGCAGCCCCTGCATCGGCAGGCGGCACCGCGCAGTCCACACGCGGCGTCCATCACGGGTGCCTGCGGGCTGCAGGTCGAGCTGGTGGTGGTCATTCCCTACGGGCACAGTCACGCGCATGGCGTCCTCCGGTACGTGTGCAGCGCCTCGCAGCGTCTGCAGGCGGTTGTACCACCGTGCTGGCTTCGCATCAACCTGCAGCCTCGGGCGCAAGCGCCGACAGCGCGATGGCTTGCCCACCGTCTACCTCGGCGCGTGTCCAAAACACGAGCACGCAGCGGCAGTGCCCGACGCAGAGCGTGCCCTCGCCGGGTCGGCGCGCAAGGTCGCCCAGCCTGCGGAAGCCCTGCCCGCCTTCCTGCGCGCAGGTCGGGCACGTGCGGCCACCAGCGTTCACCCACTCCACCATCCAGTCCACAGGCTGCCCGTTGACGGTAGTAACCGTGCGGTCGAGGGCATCCGTCAGCTCGCGGTTGGACAGTCCCACCAGCAGCCCCGTCCAGTTGTCGATGCGGGCCGCCTGTGCCGCGAACGTGGCGCGCACCACGCCCACCACGTCCTCGGTGGTGTCGGTTGGGTCAACGTCCGTGATGCGGCTGCGCTGCACGGTGGTCGCACGGTTCAGCGTCTCGCGCACGCGCTGCTGCAGCCCGCCCACCAGCCCGCTGGGCTGCATGAGCCAGCCCATCGCCTCCTGCCAGTAGGCGCGCCCGTTGGCCTGCCAGCGCGCGTCCACGTTGCTCATGGCCATGCGCTCGGCACCCTCGTGCCCCAGGCGCGCGGCGCGCAGGTAGAACTGCTCGCTGCGTGCCGCCCACTCGGTGCCCAGCTTGTCCAGCTCGGCCTCCACCACGCGCTGCGCACGGCCAGCCTCGGCCAAGTCCAGCACGCCGTCGCGGCCATAGGCGGCAGCCACCGATGCCTGCACCACCACGCTGGCGCGGTCGTACAGCTCGGTGGCGGCCAGCTGGTACTCTGCCACCACCTCGGCCAGCTTGCGCAGGTTGATGGTGCGCATCCCAGCGAAGCGCCCAGCAGGCTGCCAGTCGCTCGGCAGCCACTCGCCCGTCGCGGCCATGCTGGGCGCGTCACGGTGCTGCGCGTGGTGCTCGTGCCCGCACGCACCGTGCGCGCACAGCCCGCGCGCCACCAGTGCGCTGCGCTCGTCGTCGCCTGCCGTGCTGTACGGGTGCCCCTCGGGCAGCAGGTCTGTGTCGTGCGGAGCCTTGCCGCGCGGCTCGCCCGTGCGCAGCAGGAACAGGAAGCTCTCCACCCGCGCGAACGCCCACTGCTCGGGGCTGCTGACGGTTGGGCGCACGCTCTCGGGGTTGGTGTTGTACGCACCCACACCACGCTTCCACACCTGCGCCAGCGCCTCGGCGGTGGTGCTGCGGTCGGGGTCGTTGTCCACCTCGGCGTTGTGGTCGCGCGCCTTGCCACGCAGCGTGTCCTGCACGCCCTCGGGCAGCTCTGCCAGTGCTGCGCGTGCGGCCACGCGCCCCTCGTCCACCTTGGCCTTCTCGGCGTCCAGCAGCTCCTTCATGTACCGCTCGCCACGGTCACCCACTGCCAGCCACTTGACTTGTGCCACCACGCCAGCCAGCCGGAAGTCCTCACGGTGGCGGGCCACCCACGCCTCGCGCAGCCGAATGGCTCCCTCCTCCGTGTCGTTGCGCGGTGCCATGCGCCCGCCACGACGCACGATGGGCGCGAGCTTGTCGTACTGGCTGTTCCCGCGCACGTTGCCACCCTTGCGCCAAATGCTCGGGTAGTCGGTGCGCAGCTGCTCGGCGTACCGCAAGTCGAACAGCTCCCACTCGCTGTTCCGTAGGCTCACCGCTTCGTTCTCGCCAGCGGTGGGGAAGTTGGTAGGGTCGGTGTCGCCCACTGCCTTCCGCAGCGGGCTGATGTCGTCCGCATCACCTGGCGCGGCGGTTTGGTTGCCTGTGTCGGCGGCGTAGCTGTTCGCTGGTGCCAGCCCGCTGACAATCTGGTCAAGCGGCAGCGGCCCCATGTTGGTGTCCACCATCGGCACGTCGCCGCCCGACACGGGCAGCAGGCCCATCTGTGCACGCACTTCGTTCGGCGTGAGGATGCCACGCTTGACCAGCAGGTCGTTCGCCTGCGCTTGCTCCAGCCGCTGCTTCGGCGTCAGCGGCTGCGCCCGGTCGAAGCCGAACAGCACCTTTCCACGGGCCTCGGGCGGCAGCAGGCGCGGCAGTACCTGCGCGTTGATGCGCGCCTGCACCAGCTCCAAGATAGGGCCGATGAGGTGGCTGCTAGCCACGTCCATCTGCACCTGTGCGGTGGCCCGGTTGATGCCGTCGCTCTCGCCCAGTTCCACGGGCTGCACACCGAACACGCGCCAGATGGTGCGGCGCAGCTCGCCCACCACCTCCAGCAGCTGCACGTCCTTCAGCGGGCGGCGCATCTCCACCCACTTGGCGTCGATGCCGCCAGGCTGCGGGCTGGTGAGCACGCGCAGCTTGTGGTCCTTGCCGCGCATCACCTGCAGGTCGGCGCGCGCACGCTCGGCGGCTGCGCCTGCCACGCCAGCCAGCACCAGCAGGCCCGGCGGGATTTCGTCGGCGTCCATGGCCAGCATCGTGTGCTCGGCTGACAGCAGCACCGTCACGCACTCGTTGACCAGCGTGTCCAGCAGGCTGACGCCCAGGTTGGAGCGGTTGTTGCGGAACAGCGACAGGTAGCACAGCCGTTCGGGCGGCATCTGCACCACGATGTCGGGCTGCCCAGTTGGCACGCCCGTCTCGCTCTCCTGCTCGTAGCGCAGCAGCACGCCCTTCGCATCGGTGACCGGGAACCAGCTGCTGCCGAGCCACGGCACCAGCTCCAGCAGCTTGCCGCCCTGCTCGTTCAGCTCCATCACGCCAGCGTCGTACACCAGCAGGTCGGTCACCACGCGGGTCATCACCTCCTGCCAGGTTTCGCCGTTACGGCTTGGCACCGCCATCCAGTCACGCACTGCCTTCGCGTGCTGCATCATGCGGTGGTACTCGTCGGCGTTGCGCGGGTCGGTCGTGGGCTTCACGTACCAATCCCACGTCGCCACCCGGCGCACGATGCTGTCCACGCAGGCGCGCACGTCGGGCGTCTGGCGGTACAAGTCCCAGCACTGGATGGGCATGAGGTTGCGCCAGCGCGTGTAGAACGAGTAGTGGCCGGGACCGCCGCTGTTACTCGCGTCGTAGGGCGGGCCGTCCAGCGCCTGCGCGTAGCCCAGGCGCTCGCGCGCACTCGGGCGCGGCTGGTGCCCGTTGGTCAGCCAGCCGCCAGCAGCAGGCGCGGCCTGCGTGCGCCCCACCTGCACCACGCCCAGCGGCATCAGCTTCACCTCGGCCATCCGTCCCTCCTGCTCGCGTCAGCGTACACTAACGCCCGCCGAGCAGGCGCACGAACCCCGAAAGCCTTGCGCGCGGCACCTCGGGCTGCACGGGCTGGTCGCAGCCGGGCGTGACGCCCACGAACCCGCCGAAGATGCGCGCCATCAGCCTGCCAGTGCGCTGGTCAGCCTGCTCGGTGCCAGCCTCCCACGCGGCACGCAGCGCGCCCACCAGCGCGCGCTGCTCGTCGGGCGTGGCCCGCTGCACCAGTGGCTGCAGCTCCGGGTGCTGCTCCAGCAGCTGCGCCAGCACCAGCGCGGTGGACACGTCACCCATGATACTCCCCTTGCATGGCCATCAAGTCGGCGGCGACCCGGCTGTACGCATCGCTGAACCTGTAGTGGTCGTCGAGGTTGCCCTCGCTCCACACGTAGCGGGTGCCAGCCTCGTTCATCACCCGCTTGGGTGCCTGCATCTGGTCAGCCCAGCCCTGCACCCGCCACACGTCCTCGGGCCAGGTGCGCCTCGCCGGGAACACGCGGCAGTCCTCCATCGTGGCGTCCAGCAGCTGCGTGCGGTCAACGGTGACCACCTTGCGCTCGTAGTCCTGCCGCATCCCGTAGTCCTGCGCGCCCACGCGGTCGGTGGCGTGGAACTGGCACAGCCACACGTCGCACACGCCGCTGTCCATGCACCTGTCACGCAGCTGCTGGGCGGCGCGTGTCTCGGGGCGCGCGTCCACCACCGCCACGCGCACACGGTAGCGCACGAGCAGGTCGTACAGCTGCTCGAAGCTGGCCACCTCGCCCGTCCAGCGCCCCACCCGCACACTGCGCTCGTCGTCCTGCCTGTGCTGCACCACGCAGATGTCCACGTTCAGCGCGCGGCTGCCCACGTCGATGCCAGCCACCACCTGCTCGTGCGCCAGGCGGGCATCGCCGCCATCGTCCAACGGGTCACCACAGGCTGCGCGCTGCAGCATGTCCATCGTCACGGCGCTGCCCTCGGGCGCGTAGGGCAGCCCCAGCACGCTGGCGTAGAACGCGATGAGCTTGGCGCTGCTGCCCTGCGCCTCCACCCACTCACGCCACAGCGGGCGCAAGTCCTGCGACAGCACGTCGAGGCGGCTGATGTGGTAGCCGCGTCGGTGCTGGTCGGGGCGCTCGGCCACCCACTGCCCGCCCTCGGGCACACGGTCAAACGGCTTGCCGCACTTGCGGCACACGGGGCGCACGGTGCCGTCGTCGGTGCTGGCCTTGTCGCGTAGCTCCCAGCGGCCTGCGTCGTTGCGGGTGACCACGTTCAGCAGCCAGTCCAGCGGCTGCCGCTCCCCGCACCGGGTGCAGCGGTGGTGCCACTTGCGCCCGTCGCTGACGTCGTACAGGCCAGCCACGCCCTCGCGCGGGAGCGTTGGGTTGCCGATGCGGAACAGCTGCGGGTGCTGGCTGGCGCGCAGTCGGTCGCGCGCGAATGCCAGGTTCTCCTGCACGCAGCGGTCGTACTCGTCCACCACCAGCGTATCGGCACTGAACTCGATGAAGTCGTTGACCGTATTGCTGCCAAGGAACAGCAGCGCGCCCTGCCCGAACCGCTTGTGCCGCACGCTGCCGAGGTCGCCGTGCGCCAGCTTGGAGGTGTAGGCGGGCACCTGCTCCAGCAACGGGTGGATGCGGCGCTGCACGAAACGGTCGCGCAGC